TTGAACCTACGACCTTCTGTTTACAAAACAGACGCACTACCACTGTGCTAACAGGGCAAGAGTATCCCATCTTGGAATCGAACCAAGGTTAATGGTTTAGAAAACCACTGTTCTATCCGCTGAACTAATGGGATAAAATCCTTATGCAGTTATTGTGTTAGCAAGCGTAAGCACAGCCGCATCACGACCCTTGCGGGCATTGCGGAACATGCGTTGCTTGTTAGCATCAGCGGGATGTCCAATCTTGGGGTCAAGGCACAGCGTCTTTAAAGTCTCAAGTGCTTCTGGGCTGTTCTTAATTTGGGGATAGGTGATGAGATATCTCTCAACACGGCTTATTTCTCTATGGTTCATGTGATTGGAATAAATACTGAGTTATCAAGTTGAACATACCCACGCATGCATGACTCATCTTTGATGGCAATGCTATCTGGCGTTGGGTATGCTTTGTTAACTCTGAAAGATGGAAATTTAATTGTGTCAAAGAATAGCATGGTCATTTCTTTAGCCAGTTGGTCTGGGTTATTATCCGCATCTTCAACACACATAGTCATCGTACAGGATGTACGCAGTTTAGTTACTCCATCTTTATCTTCGCAGATGGGTTCTCTGTTGCTTATCTCCGTAACCATTACAAACGGCACACTGTTTTCATTGCTATAGCATCTGTCAATATGCGTTTGTAGTAATTTTTTTACTCTACCCTTTAGGGTACGCTCTGTAAGGTTTTCGCCTTCCAGTTCGTAGTTACACCAGAACTCTGTTTCCATAATGAAAACGGCTCGGTCTGTAATCTTGTTAGTCATTATTGGTTTATACAGTTGGTGGAGGGGGGGTGTCAAGTACAACCCACGGATTGCTTTTTTCCTGCGTAATAATCACATCAATGAACGGAGCCCGCCAATGAAACCATTTACTTACGCTGAGTGAAACTATATTTGAATCATCAACAATATACTTAGCCTCTGTCAAGGCATCAAGCACAGACTTAACAAGATTATCGCAGTCGGGGCGTGTAACCTTAGCCTCAACTACCATAACGCCATTACTGTTGTTCTTCTTAATTTGAGCATGGTGTTTCTTTAACAGTGCGTATCCAAAGTTAACGCTTACACGCAAAGGTCCAGATATAGGCTCAGGTGGAGTGTGTTTTAGTAATAGCAATAGAAAGGATTTCTTCCAAAGAACGGCACTGCTTGTAGACATTTTGCCTATAAACATTTTACCGCTTTTATTTTTTAACACACGCAATGCGGCTTGGTGTGTAGGTGGAGCCTCTATGGGTATTCTTATATTGACAATTTTAGGAATCATGCCGCTCGCCTGTTACACCTCCAAGGACAGTAGCAACAGCAGTATAAACAACACAGACGGCAACGCCTAGTATTAAAGTAGCAATGGTATTCTTCATCAAAATCACTTTACGATTGACTCGGGGGGGGTGTCAAGCACAATGCTTTTTCATGGAATATGAGCCAAAGAAAGAGATAATTCGTAACAACCAGCATTACAGCAACGCCAAAAACATTGAGCCTGAGCGTAGACAGCGTTGTGAAGAAATGCTCAAGCAAGGGATAACGAGAGACGAGATAGTCAAGGAAACTGGCTTGTCTGAGCATAGCGTGTCTGCTATCAAGGGCGACATGACTGGCCTGTCCGATAAGGACTGGAAGACTAACATGGCTAACATAATGAAGAATGCTGGCATGAAGGGGGCTAATAGACTTAACAATGAAATCGACAACATACATCCGAACTTTTTGCCTACTGCTCTTGGTATTATTATTGACAAAATTGCAGTACTTCAAGACCAGCCTACCGCAGTGATAGAGCATCGCATCCAGAGAATATCGCAGGATGACATCAACAAGATGCTAAAGGGTGAGACAATTATTGAAATTGAGTCAAAAGAACCAACCGCTTGACACCCCCCTTGGCTGGTGGTTAGAGTGGAAACGATGAACCTTAAATTTACTGGGCTATGGATGCCCAAGGAGGTGTTCCAGACTAACTCTCTGACACTGACCGAGAAGGTGTGCTTCTCTCTTATTGACGCACTGGATGGTGACGATGGATGCTGGGCATCTAATAACTATCTCCAGAACTGCCTTAATGTAGAGAAGCGACAAATGCAGAACATTCTTGCCAAGTTAATTGAGCAGAAACTTGTTGTGCGTGAGTACAATGCTGTTGGACGCAGGGTATTGCATACAGTGCATTCTATTGCACTCAGGGATGCAGTGCATTGCACTCCCCCCATGCAATCTATTGCACCTCCCCCATGCAATTCATTGCACCCATATAGTAAAGAAGATAATAAAGAGGATATTAAAAAGATAAAAGGTCTTGTTGATGCTTCTGTTTTTCCTTTTGATTCTGAAGAGTTTCACAGGGCATGGGGGGCATGGATAGATTACCGCAAGGAACTGAAGAAGAAGTTAACTCCATCCACGATAGAGAAGCAGTTTGCTGACCTAAAGAAGTGGGGCGAGAGTAAGTCTATTATATCCATTGAACTGTCAATTAAGAATGGCTGGGTTGGTTTATTTGAACCAGCCAGAACCGAGTCAGGTAAACCTTTAACCAAAAACGACCATGCCAAGGGATTCTAATATTATATTCTGGACCAGAGACGAACTCCGTCAGGAGATTGCCCGACTCAAGGCCGAGGTGACTGATTTAAAGTCTGCGTCTGACGGATTTAAGGCCGAGGTCGAAGCCCTAATGACCAGCCCCACTTCCCGCCTGTTGCGTTCCGAGCGTGATGAGAACGCCCGCCTCAAGGCCGAGGTTGATAAACTTAAACGGGCAGGAGATTTGATGCTTAAACATGCCTCTGCTAATATGCCGTATCCACCTTATGTGACTATTGCAAAAGACTGGAACTCCGCCAAGGAGGGCAAACAATGATTCACGAATTCCGCAACCCTATGCCAGTGGAAACCACTCTGGGCTACGGCATGGTAATCTATGTCCGTGATGGTGGCACTTTTGCCAATGATGTGTTTGCCATCGTTCTTGACAATGACGGCACACTACGACACTTCTCCTCAGACCAATTTCAATTTCTCCGTAATGATACCTTTGGTATCCGTACTGGCAAACATACCCCAACCCAAACTAAATGAACTACAAGTGCGTACATTGCGATAAGCAAGCCGTTCCAGCATGGAATGAAACTAAGAAGTTCTTTGATGTATCTGTTCGTGTCTGCGAAGAGTGCTACATGACAAAGGATTATTGGGACCACCCATATACCTATAAGGATGTCTTTGAAAAGAAGGGCATTGCTTTTGCTAACAAGCACCCCGAGTACCCAGAGGGATACATAGCCACAGATGTCCATAGGAGCCCTTTGTTGCTCAAGGCCGAGGACTGGCATCCTTCCGAGGAGAAGTCGTCTCTAATCCTGCATGGAGAGACTGGAACATGCAAGTCTAGGGCGGCATGGAGACTGTTCAATAGACTCTGGCGAAAGCATTACCCAGATAAGTCGTTCTTCCTCCAGATGCGTAAGTTTGAAGGATTGATTGAAAAGGGCTTTGAGGACCGAAAGCATGGCAATGTTCTTGACATTCTTATCTCTTGCCCCATCCTAGTTCTTGACGATTTGGGCAAGGAGCGTTTAACGCAGAGAATGGAATCAGACCTTTTTGCAGTTATTGACGAGAGAACCTCCAATCTTAAGACTACAATCATTACGACCAACTATACTGGCGACAAACTCCTAGAGCGGTTCCAGAACAAGGAAACAGGGGTAGCCCTAGTGCGTAGATTAAGGGATTACTTCTCTGCTATTTCCGCTTGAGTCCAACCAACTTAACTATTAAATCAACTTGGCGAGTGCTACGGCACTGGCTGGTTCATCATGAAAAACCGAAAGGTTCTGGTGCATAGGGGTGGTTCCCTATGCATTAGTTTTTTAAGGGGGTTGACACCCCCCCCTAACTTTGTTTATACATAAAACCGAACCTATTACCTATGACCCAAGATAATGATATCAACGCCCTTCAACTGAGGCGTTCCGAGTTGTTTGCGGCAATTGCCAAGTCTCTTTTTGAGACAAAGGACATTGCCCCAGACAGTAACAATCCATTCCATAAGGCAAAGTACGCCAGTTTATCGGCTCACTTGAATTATATTAAACCAATCTTCGCAAAGAATGGTCTTGGTATTCTTCAGTTCCCGACATCGGCAAGCGACTCCTTCTGGTCTGGTGCAGAACGAAAGAACATTGGTGCTATTGGAGTGCAAACCATTATCATCCACAAGAACGGAGAAAGCATTGAACAGTCCTGTGTCGTCCCAATCGACACTGATACTACTGGTCAACAGGCTGGTGCATTACTAACTTATTTGAGACGCTATGCATTGGCTTCCGTAGCGGGTGTCGCTACAGAGGATGACGATGCAGAGTTTGATAGACAAGTTAAGTCTGTTGCTCCTAAGCCATATGTTGCTCCTAAGCCTGTCGCTCAGGCTCCTGTTCAGTCCGCTCCTAGTTTCTCAGAGCCAGCATCTGGCGACATAGACCCATCCATCCCTGTGCCTTTTGGCAATAACAAGGGAACTCCTATTGGCGAACTTCAGGGCAATGACCTTGCTTACTGGGCTACCAAGTGGGAACCTCGTCCTTACGAGAAGACTGGTCGTGTCACCGCAAAGGATGCTAAGTTAAAGGCCACTGCTGTTGCGTTGTATAACAACTCGCAAGGCCCACAGCAAGAGCCAGAAACATCTGACGAAGTTCCGTTCTAAGTAGTCAAAGGGAGGGGTGAAATCCCCCTCCCTTACCCCTTTTTTATATGAACCGACTACTAACATACGCTTCGTCCGTACTTGCTTGCATCACTGGATACTCAAAACCAACCAAATTTGAAATAGAAGATTTCATGGATAGAGTTGCAATCATTGAGTCTAACAACAACCCCAATGCCATTGGAGATAACGGAAATGCTATTGGTGCATACCAGATGCACAAGGATGCCTTTCTTGATTCAGTGGCTTGGCTCAGAGTTAAACATAAACTTGTACATGAATTACTTGCATGTCAAAAAAGGCTTAAGGACCATAAACAAGCATGCAGTGACCCATTCACTGCCAGACTGCTTGCAACTGCCTATGTCGAATTAATTATCGACAGGCTCAAGGAAGACAAGCAAGAGATTACACCTATGGCTGTGTACATGTGTTACAACATGGGATACTCTGGTGCTAAGCGTCACAGTTTTAATCTTAACGAAATTACAACCCCCTATACCCGCATCAATATGAAGCGAGCAAAGGCTGTACTTGACACCCCCCCTTCCCGATAATTATAACCTACATGAACCATATGACCAAATCCCATCTACTATTCAAGAACGCTGTCGAGCATACCAACATGGAAGACAGCACCTACCGCCAGTTAGAGGCTGTCAGCCAGTCTGCCATCAAGCAGATGCTCAAGTCTCCTGCCCACTACCAGCATTACATCTCCACGCCTAGCGAAGAGACCGATGCCATGGTGCTTGGTACGGCTACCCACCTGTCCGTCTTCCAGCCTCAACACTTCCATGAAGAGGTTGTTATGATGCCTAAGTTTGACAGACGAACTAAGGAGGGAAAGGCTGGAGCAGAACAGTTCTTACTGGAAAATGGCAATAAGATTTCTCTTACGCCAGACCACTACGAACAATGCATTAGCATGACTGAGGCAGTTCGTAACTCTCCAACCTTTATCAAGTACACTGAGACTGGTAATCCAGAAGTGTCTATTGTTGCTGATACCGCTTTTGACAATGTTAAAGCCAAGGGTCGCCTTGACTGGGTTAACCATGAACATCGTGTAATCCTAGACCTTAAGACTACCAGTGAAACTGCAAACAACTATGGCATCAAGAAGGCCATTAAGAAAAGCGGTTATGACATTCAGGCTTTGTATTATATTCACCTGATGAAAGCCCTACATCCAGATACCGAGTATCGCTTTGTATTCTGCTTTGTAGAGAAGGAAGCACCACATGGCGTACGCTTCATTGAAATCATTCCTAGCGACCTCCTGTTCAATTGTATGCCCAAGGTATCCGAAGCCTTCAAGAGCCTGTCAAAGTGTTTGACTGACAATGTCTGGCCTTCTTATGCTGATGGCATCACCTACATTGACATCGAATAACCCTACCTGCATAACTATGAGAATGGTAGACATTTACAGAGAAGCGTTGGCGAAAGGTTTAACTTTCAAGGAGGCTTCCTATGAGTACAATATTAAGTACTCTTCGTTGTGGAAATGCGGTAGACGAGCAGGTCTCCCGCCCTTGGTTAGAACTATTACTAACAGAAGGATACTTATGTATGGTGATATGACGGAGAAGCAATTGCTAACCGTCCATGCATCACTTACGAAAGAAATCTCCATTGTCGAAGAAGTTATCAGCAAACTCGTACCTTCCCCTATGGGAAGCCGATGATGGCGATGACAACGAAGACCTAACTATAGAACAATTGATGAACCTATGAAGACCATAACCCATATCAGCAAGTGGCGTGTAAAACTCGCCTGTATCCTATTAGATGTAAACGAACTACAACTAAATTGGGCATTCCATATCCTTACAACAGCACCTCAATATAATGAACCAGAAAAAGACCAAGGGAATTGAAATGTTCCGCTTAGTGGCTGGTCGTGCTATTGGTAGAGGAATATACGCATCGTTTACTCCAGAAGAACTAGAGGCTATCCTTAGAGAAATTGACATCATTAAACCCCGCTCGCACAGAACCATACCTGTATATGAAAAAAACAAAATCAAGACCAAAAGCAAAGAAAAGCAAGTGGACTAAGTTTGTATTCTTTTCCGATAACCATGGAAATATGGAGGACGAGTCATGCACTGACGCACTCGTTGCCTTCATGGAGCGGTTCCAGCCTGACTTGCGTATCCATGGTGGGGATGGCTTTGATATCAAGGCTCTCCGCAAGGGAGCAGAGGGTAAAGATGTAAACGACTCTCTCGAACAAGATATCTCCCAAGGAATAGAATTCATCAAAAGAACCAAACCCCATGTATATCTTTTTGGAAACCATGAAGACCGTTTATTTAAAACTATGGAGTCGAGCGGTAGTGGTATCATCAGGGACTATTGCAAGGACATTATTGACTACATTGTATCGACTTTAAAAGAAGTTGGATGCAAGACCATCAAGAAGTACCATGCGGAAGACGGAACCTACAGGCTCGGCCCTATTGTTTTTTGCCATGGCTATACAGCCAACCAGAACAGCGTTAAGGAGCATGCTATCCATTACGCTCCTAGCGGTGGTGCTTGCGTAATAGGCCACCTCCATACCATTACCCAAGCCAATGCCAAGCGTCACAAGGGCGTGGTAGGCTTCTGTGCTGGCTGGCTAGGCAAACAGCGTACCGCTGGCTACGCTAAGAACCACCTCAACTCCTCTACATGGGGCAACGGCTGGTGCTACGGCTGGGTCAGGGGCAAGGACTGGAAGATACTTCAAGCCCATAAGGTAGGCGGTAAGTGGGTAACACCAATAGACTTTGACACAAATGATTAATACTCCAACTAAAAAGAAATACAATTCATCCATGGAATCGGCATCAATATCACTAGGCGTTCACGCCAGCGTGATAGACATGTTCCTCCCAGCAATGATAGAAGCAACCAAAACCATCAATGAACAAATCAAGATTAAAGCAAATCGAGAAAGCCTTCAAAATTCACAGTCTTAAGGGTGGCTCAGTGCCAGATACGGTTCCAGATAAATGGTTTACTGCTAAGGAATACCAAGAGTCAAACAAGATTGGTCATACAAACGCTCAGCGTCAATTAGACAAACTTATTGAACTTGGTTACGCAACAAAGCAAAACTATAGAACCTTATCTAAGAATGGTTTCCTTAGGACGACTGTTCACTATCGCCTTTCGGCAAAGAAGTAATGTGCTTATGAGTATGGAACAACCTAAACGCCCCAAAGATAAGGCAAATAATAAACGAAACTCCAATGGTAATCTTGAACCACTCGGATTCGACAATATCCTGCATGATGAGTGGAAGGAATATAATAAAGGTTCCTATGGCGACAACAGCAATTCCTCCCTTAAGCCCTTTACCAATCCAGATGGAAGCAAGAGAAAGCCCAACCCCGATAAGGGTAAGCATGCCCCCTAGCATGTTGCAAGTAGTCCTAGCCTCATCGTAGGACTTCTGTTTTATATCTAACTGACGCTGTGCCTCAAGGAGTTTAACCTGCTCTTTGAGGCTTTCGTTTTCCTTATCAATCCTAGCGACCTCGGCCCAAGCCTTGTCGCTTTCTTCGTTTACCCCTTTTGCAATATTGACCTGTTTGTCTAGTTCTGCCTTGTTGTTTAAGGCTAATCTAAATCTTTCAACTTGTTCTTCGGTTGGCTTTTTGATTCCAGAAAGCCTAGTAATAGTGAGGTCAATGATTTTTTTATAAGGTTCACCAATGCTAGGACTAACGGAGATGAGTGCCGCTGAGCCTTCCGATGCTTCGTTTTCGAGGAAGTCGATGTATGCGTCTTTCTTTTCATTTTCTATTATGCGTGGTGCGGGTATAGGTTGTGTTGTTTGTTGTGTTGTAGCACAGCCACACATAAGCAGTGCCATAAATAGAATTACTTTTTCCATAGAGATTTTATCCTATCGTAAATTTGTTTTTCAAACAGTTCGGGGGCCAAGGCTCCACTGGTTGAGTACAGTATTGACTTATATATAGGGTCGATGTCAGCACCATGAAGTGCAAAGTACATCAGGACACCGCATATAGCACCAGCAAACCCTTTCTTAATCCATACTACAAGGGGACGCTTCTCATCGTCAAATATCATTCTAGCAATCATACCTAGGGCTCCAAGTATGGCTACAATCCAGCCTCCCTTCTGAAAGTCTCTGACTGCGTTGGTCAGGTCTGGGTCTGGCGGGGGGCTCATTTCTTGAAGTGGTGCTTAAGTAGGTCATCGCAAGCCTGTTGTTCGTTATCGGCTACAGAGATTAGCATCTTGTTAGGAGCAAACAGTCTAAACTTAGACGGAGATGTCTGCATGATTGTATAGCCAAGGTCATTGACCAATGTAGTTCCGATACCTTCTGCTCCATTAGGTAGTTTAACCTTGTTACTGTAACGATTGAATCTAATAAGCCTGTTAAATCTTTCTAGGCTTTCAGCCGTAGGAACCCAAATAGGCTTACTGGCATTCTGGACAGGGGATGGGATAGAGTTGGGAGGCCAGCCAAGACCAGCAATAGTAGGAGGTCTAGGCACAACCGCACCGCAAGCCGCATTAAGACCAGCCAAGGATGGCAATACGACTACCTGATGGATGCCGTTAGGGTTAGGTTGGCCTGTGGTCTGGTTGGCTGTGGCTACGAACACCTGATTAGCATGGGCTATCTGAGCCGCTGTGACCTGATTAGCATGCAAGGCGTGGGCTACTATCTCGGCTACACCAGCCTTGCTTCCTAGGGCATTCACAGCGTTAGTAACTAGTTCCTTGGCGAGAGCCTGAGGGATACGCAACTTACTAAGACCGACCACGCAAGCATTGAATTGAGGGTGAACCTCGGCTTGTGTCTTAGGAGAGGTAACAGGGGGTACTGGGTTCTGGGCGTTAGCCTGAGCCAATTGGGTAGCAACCTGAGCAATCTGCTGGGGAGCCATGACTGGAGCCGAAGCCTGAAGGTTAGCGGATGTATTGACACCCTCCAGTTCAGCCAGACTACGCTGTAAGTTGTCAAACTCTCGGATACACAACTGTGCATGCTCAAGCGTAGGTACAATAGCAACCACACGCTGGTCTATAATCTGACCAGTGTAAGGACTTGCGTGGGCTTGCATGACAACATCATACTTGCCAGCCTTGCCAGTAACAATGTAACGCTTGTCTGCTGTGGAAATCCTAGTTCCATTCATCTTAAGCGTCAAGTGGTCCTTGATGCCAAGAACAGACTGGGTGTGGTCAAGGTTTTCCCTAGTAGAAGCCGCAAGCGGACCTTGGGTTTGAAGTACAACTTGAGATGCACCAACCTGATTGACAGGTTTAACTTGAGCCTGTGCAACTTGCGTCTGTACAATTTTCTTAACCTGAGCCGTAGCGTTCTGAGTCTTGACTGCTTCAACAGCAGGAGTTGCGGGCTTAGGCTTTGGCTTAGCAGTAGGGGTTACAGGTTTAGCAACAGGCTTAGGTGAGGGCGAGGCAAGCGGTGGACGCTCAGGACCAATAGGGGTATCGTACCCAGCAAACGGAAGAGGCGTTGCTGTCGTGTTCTGTTTGTAGGAAGCGGGCTGGGCTGGCTTTGTGGTAGGAGTTTCTGGCTCTGCGTCAATTTCCTCTGCGAGAATATCTATAACATCATCAAACGGATTGCCCCTCTTGCTGTATGCTTCGTTGTATGCCTCAACTGCGTCATCGTATTCTTTTCTAATCTTTTTATATTTATCAGTCTTTTCAACTTCTGCAAACTCAGCGTTAGTCAGGTTAGTTCCATCCTTATTTTGCTGTATCAGTCGAAGAGCAAGTTCAGCATCCTTCTTTCGCTGTTCAGGTTCTTTCATCCATTCCTTTTGCCTTACAGTTCTGTCCTTAACTTCCTTCAGGGTGCGATTAATTCTTTCAACAGCAATACGCTTACCTGCATCGCTAATTATAGACCATCTCTTTCTAAGCCTTTGTGCAAGTTCCATTCCGTCATGTTTTTTGTCAAGGAACCATGTCGGTCCTTCTTTCTCAATCATTCCTCTACTGCCTTGTTCAGTTAAGAAGTACTTTGTAGTAGTAAGACCCTGAAGTTTTTCAGACAACTTACTCTTAGGTGCTTCAGCCGTAGGCTTAGGCTCAACAGGTTTAGTAACAGGCTTTGTTTCCGCTACAGGTTTGACAGGAGCATCCTTCTTCCCTGCAAGGATAGCCTCAAATGCACCTTGGTCTTCGCCTTCAGCGGCTCTCATCATGGCTAGGTATCCTTCGCCAAGCGGATGCGTTGCTGGGGTTTGAGCAACAGGGGTTGCCTGTGTTGGCTGTTCTATAGCAACCTCGGCTTGTGCTTCGTTGGCAATGCCACCTTCGGCTTCAAACTTAGCAAGTTGTGTTTCAAACATCTTCTGGGCTTCATCAAGACCTACAGCACCACCAACCATTCTGTCACCGATGTACACTTTGTAAGCAGTCTTGTCACCCTTGATGCCAACATTCTTTTCAAATACGACAATCTTACCCTTACCTTCAGAGTCTTGGAATGTACCCTTAGCGTCAGCCTGTTCTCTCCAAGTTCTTTTGATTTCAACTTCCGCTTCTTTTGTAGCACCAACTTCTTCCGTAGTAAATTCTCTGGTAGTCGTAGAAACATCCTCACTTGCAGGTCTTCCCATGCCGCCAGTACCTTCCTGTGTAGAGGAAAGGTTAGCCGCTTCACCTTCATGGGCATCAGCAACGGCCTTGCTTCTGGTATCAGCCCTGTAGTTAGCCTGACTTCTTCGTTCTGCTTGTATGGTCTTGTAATCCTTCGGGATTAGTCCTTGGCCTTCTTCAAATACATCTGCCTGTTCAAGAACATAAGCATTCATCTGGTCAAACATGTACTCAATGAATTCATATCTTATTTCTTTGGCAGTCTGTCTTGCCGCATCTTTCAGGGCAATCTCACTAAAACCTTTGCCACCTTTCTTTGCTACTTGAGCATCGTTTTGTTTCTTAAGTTCAAGGTATGCTCTATATTCAATGCTAGGCTTGTCTCCGTAATTGACATTCTTCTTGCCTCTACTGTCGTCTAGGAATGAACCAACGAATTCAGGTCTTCCAACAAGTTGTTTTAACTCATGTTTAGCAATGACTTCTTTGCTAATCTTTTCACGAATTGCTTTAGCCTCTTCGGGGTTTGGATTTCTTCCGTTTCTCTTCTGGAATTGCTCCTTCAGACCATTATTGCCTTTGTATCTATTATCAATTTTACGGTCTAATTCTTTCTTGGTAAGAGGAGATTTTGTTTCTCCTTCAACTATTGTAGCAACAAGATGTCTATTCTCTGGGTATCTAGCAAGATAAGTATCAAGCCACTCGGTGATTAATGGATTCTCACCCTTCACCTTAATCGGTTCCATTGTCTTGGGGTCAAGGGTAATGTTATCTTTTCTACCTAAGTAAATATCACTTGTTGCAATAATCTTACCTTTACTATCTCTCTTTGCATAGTAAGCACCCTCTCTCATTTCAGAAAGAACCTCCATGGTTGTTGTCATTAAGTCAGGCAACTCCTTGAGTGCATCCGTAAACCTAGCAGGTTTATCAAATCCAGTAAAGAGAACTCCACTCTGTGAAAGTACAGCCCTTAAGGTTTCAGCACCAGTAGCATTAAGTGGGATAGCACCTTCAGTATGTCCTGCTACAAAGTCCTTTGAAATTAATGCTTCATTGACATCGAAGCCCCACAAGGAAAACAATCCAAACAACGGCATTAAATGCTCAAGTGGAGTAGAAAGCCTAGTGTCTGCGTTTTGCAATTTATCAAGCAACATACGCTTATGGTCAATGACTGCTTGATATTCAGGAGGATAAACAGGCTTAGCCTTTGTTTCATCAAGAAGTTCTGCCCTTACCTTCTCTGGCAAATCTCTAAAGTTTTTCTTTATATCAGGTTGACCAGCAATCTTAATTGTTATTTCCGTGTCTGGAATCTTTTCGTTAAGGAATCTTCTATCAACAATGCCTTCAATGGTAGTAACTGTTTTTCCATCGTTAATTTCTCTCAAGATAGATTCACCCTCTGCATTAAACCATACGGAATTTGCATACTTATAATGAGCAAGGTACTCAAGTGAACCAACCCTGTAGTTAGTGCCTGTGTTTAGATTAACACCATTTCCCTTTGCAAGTCCTTGTTCAGTAAGTTTCTTAATCTCAGCAAGTTTATTATTGTAGGCTATTCTTCTTTGTAGTTCATAGTCAAATTCAGATGTAGTGCTTCCCTCCTTGGGTGTTTCATCATAAGTCCTGAACCCACCTTCTTCAAATGATTTGTTATTTTCTTGACGCAACAGTCTTTCAATTTCTTCTGGCGTAAACGGTTCATATTTAAGAATCTTATCTTCCTGAACAATTCCAGTCTCTTCATCTGCAACAAAGAACATTTCAGAAGTGCTTCGTTCTCCACTTGCCTTTCTTCTTTCTTCTCTTGATTTTGCAAGTTTCTCATAGTCTTCCTTTGAAAGACCTTCTGGCTCAATTTCAGTTGTTTCATCCACTTGGTCTGGGTCGGCAAGGTTTTCTTTTTTGCGAACTGCCTGTGCTTCTTCTTCTGCGATACGAAGGTCTACTTCTTGTGCAATGTCTTCTGCCAAATCCTTGTGAGGATACTCATCGCTATCCCTAGTAATTCCTCTTCTTTCTGCATCTTCATTTTCATTAACAAATTCAAGTTCAACTATGTCCTTTAACTTACCCTGACGCTGTTGCATTTTGTCTTTTGCTTCAAGTATAGCCCTTCTGTTTTCTGCGGCCTTTTTGTTTGACCTAAAGATAGACTCAACAGAAGTAATTCTACCTCTTGCCTTTTTATTTGATATAGCATCTAGTACCTTTGCGAGATACTTTTCTCTTGCAAGACGCTTGCCTCTCTGTGTCCCTGTTTCACCAGCAAGAATTTGATTCGTATGCTGTGCTTGTTCTGCTTCAACTTGAGCCCTGAGTTCTGCGGCAAGTTTGTCAGCCTCTGTAGTATACAGTTCTCCAACAGTCTTTTCCCATTCAGAGTAAACCTTTTTAAAGTTAGGGTCTTTTCTGGCTATCTCATCCTTAAGTTCATCAAGGTGTTCTCTTGTGAACTCTTCAATAGGGATACGCTTACCTTCAGCACCAACAGCATAGTTCCAAGTCATAGGAGATTGACCACCACCAGTTCTGTCAACATTCTTCCTGAACCAAGTAGCAAGGATTTGACCTCTATTCATAGGCTCTTGGCTGGCCTTGATACGCTCGTCTGTCATTCTAACAAACTCAGCATAATCAAATATCGCATCACGAAACGCTAAGTCTTTCTTGGTGTCGCTCCTGAGGTTCTCAAATTTGACTGGGTCAGGCCCGCTCATATCGGCAGGTTGCATCAGGTAGCCATTGTCTCTGGCATGCTGAGCCTTCTCCTGTGTAAGTGTAACGGCATCGTCATAGGACAACAGCGTAGGTATTTTGCGGGCGTTACGCTCGTAAGGGGTAGCCCTGCCTTCACCGACATAAGCCATGAAGACAACATCAGGTCTACCGCTATTGAACTTAGCATACTTGACATAATCCCAGCCGTCAGGTCTGTAGTCGTCAACAAACTTCAATCTAGCAACTGCCTCAAAGCCAAACTTATCGTACATACTAGGGAGGACAGTGTCAAAGGCGTTAAGCCATCTGACCTTGCCAGTTGATAGTGCGGCTTTAACCACAGCCTCAACATCGCTTGCCGTACCACTGACACCCTTAATGACAGAACCAAGTTCGCCAGAAGGAGAGATAGAAGCCTGAGCCTTACCTTCACCAGACATAAGCAATGTGTGTCCCTTGTAGCCGTCTGCATTCTTCATGTCTACTGATGTACCAAACTTAGATGCGGCCTGAGACTCCTTACCGATTCTAGCAAATTCTTCAGCCTCAGGGCTATGGATAGAATGAGAGTCTCCGTCTGCATTCTGATAAAGACCAAATGTCTTCTCGGAAGTAGCATGCGTACCATACACCTGTCGTTCAATTGGTGTCAACTCTTCATCAAGTCTGCTAACCCACTCAGGCATCAGGCCAATCTTCTGGTCAGCAAAACGAATTGAACCAATAGTTTTTTGGATTTCCATTGCTTCAGCAACTCTTCCATCACGAATAAGACCACGGACCATGTCACGCTTCCTATTAATTTCCATGTTAGGTTCATGGATAAAGTTAACCCAAGAGTTTTGACCCCTAGTGCTAGTTGTCATTGCTCGTCTAGCAAGAGGGCTATACATTCTGGCGTGGACATCCCATGCGTTCTCTTCTCCAAGTTGACCAAACCCATTGCCACGCTCACTGTGACCAAAGAAATCATGCACAAACCTAAACACATCAAGAACACGCATCGGAACTCCATTAGCGTCCTTAAACTTAGACATTGCTAGTAACGGATTTTCAGTAATATCTTTTGCAGAAACTGCTGATGTGCCGTAGGCTTTATCAGTGGAAAGAACTTTGAGACGCTTATTGTTTCTAATGTCTGCAATGGCATCGGCACTTCTAGAATAAGGCTCACTGTTCAAACCATGCATCTCTGGGGTATAACCAGCGTCAATGATGTGTTGCATCTGCACCAGCGTTTCATCGCCAAAAGCCTTGTAAGCCGCCCTAACCTTAGGATTGTAAGGGTCGTGCTTAAGGATGTCGTATTCCCTACCAATCTTAAACGACTTGTTAGGGTTAAGTTTAATAACAAATTTTCCGTCACCAGTGGCAAGGCCAGTAGTAGTCTTATACGCTCTAGCAAGTCTCACAGTGTCAGGGTTATTAGGTCCGAATGCACCAGCAGGTAGCACATCGTCAGACGGCTGTTGCAACCATCTGCCACCCTCTTGACCTCCAAGCCCACGGTTCTTTGCTTTGCCTGTAAGGGATGAGTCAATTGTTGCAATATGAGTGCCTCTGTTTTCCTTTAATGTTACATATAAATTGTCTTCATAGCCAACTCCACTATAAGAATCTCTTGTATTCAAGACAATTAAACCATCGTGTCCATTTGCAATTGCAGAATTAATAAGATTAGCATCATTCATTGGATGCCAAATAGCACCTTTATAATCAACAACTAGCGGATTCTTGTATCCAATAACAGACCGAACCTGTTGTCTGTTCTTTTCTTGGAACTCGGCTTCAAAGGCTTTAGCGTAACTTTCTAGGTTATTGGCATATTTAATGATTTCACCCTTAAGCGATGGTTTAATTGAGTCAAATACAGTATTACCAAAGTATTCAGAAAGATTTTCGTTAAATCTACTTTCAAGGAATGTAATTGCTTGTTTTTCATCTGCACCTAAACTCATGTATTGCATTATGGATTCCCTCATGTTTCTTGCCGCTTCTCTAATTTTGCTTTCAGAAGCCGCTTTAGGACTCCAATCTAACAAACTTACTGCCTTAGTCAGATTAGAACGCACTTCATACATACTAGACACAACTCGTCCGTATGTGCCAGATGTTGCTTGAGTACCTGCATGGAATATACCCTTCTTTGCTGTGTCAGTATCTGTGTTAGAGCCTATCTTATCGCCTCTAAATGTCATTGTTTTCATTAAATCAGCACCTTGAGTGCCGTGAGTTCCAATTAAAACAACAGGTCTGCCAGTAACAAACTGAGAGTTGTACACATCAGTGTCTCCATGTACACGCTTCCACTCTTCCAATGCCCACTTAACTACAGTCACAGGTTCCTGTCCTACACGGAATTGGTTAGCAAAACGCTTTAACGCTTCAGACTCAAAAATGTCCTTTGCTTCCTCGTTAGCCCACTTGTAGTTACTTCTAAGGAAGTCCGCTTCGTCTTGAGACTTAGCACCAAATGTGTCTGCTGGTTGGAATAATGGCTTAGATTTATTGGGCCTAAATTCATTCTGTTTGTTAAGTTCTTTGACTAGAGCAAGTGGGTCATTCAATCGCTTAGCAACAGCATCAGCGTTATAAGGCTTGTCTGTTGTAGATTGATTAAAGTCCTTCATTGTCTCCATGTTAATGGGGATAGGACCATCACCAATCTCAGCCGTCTGGTAGAATGCAGAACCAACAATAGGCGAACTAACTCTTACGCCTTGATGCTCAACTCCAAGGTCAATATCATTATCAAGTCTCCTAACAACTTCAGCCTGTGTAGCCTTATCGACAATGGTCGTCCAGTCAGGTCCAACAATAAAAGTACCTCCATGACCAAAACGATTATTTCTAAGACGCATTGGCAAGGCGGCTGAATTTATAATCTCTCCATCAAAAGCCTTAAAATCCATCGCTCTTACTCTTTCAATTAACTCAGAATAAGCAACATCACCATAGCCACGCCTTAACCAAGAAGGCATTGTTGAAACCGCTACATGGCTTATACGCTTGCCGTCCTTAGACGCTTCAGCGTAAACATGAGAAACAGACTCTCCACCCTTCTTTGTCATTATTTCAAGGGTTACAGTTCCAGCCTTTGGGTTAATTTTAAATTCAACTACCTTATCCTTAAGTGTTTCAATCTTCCCCATAGGTGTTCCCTTATCAACCCAAGTAGGTTGCTCTTCTGCGGCTCTTCCAATAAAACCTGTCTTCCACTGTTCAGAGTTCATGTCGTACCTGCGTCCAAGTTTCTGAGGACTCATGTTAGGCACTTTACTTAGGTCAGGAGTTATTCCGTCAGCAGGTTGATACATCACTGACTTACCAGCACTATCAACCCACATGGAGCCAGCCTCAGAGGTAGGCGTAGGAACCATACTTCTGTAATACTGCGTCTCATTGATACGCACTCTAGCCCGCTCTCCGTCAACTGACTGCAAGCCAGTCAAGCCATCAAGTCTAAATCTCTGCCAAGGATGGTTCTGCTGTTGCTTCCTGTCCTGATACTGGTACGAATGCCATTCGGCTTCAGCAAGACTATAAGCCATGTGGTGAGCAATGTTAGGAGATGCACCAATAGCGGCAACAACATACTTACGCTTTTGTCTAGCGTTTTCACCTTCCCCGAAGAAATCAACAGCAGGAATTTCCTTGCTGGCACTGTATTCGTCAACAGTTCTATAGGTGTGGTCAATGAATTGCTGAATGTCTCCATACAGTGCATGAAGTTCAGGACTCTCATTCCAAAGAATATGCATTCTTCTATTAAAAGCATCAATATCCATTGACTGGACATTGTAGGCTAAGTGAGCCCGCTCATAATTAATTTCTGGGTTCTTGATGTTGTCAAGAGTCCAACTGAGTTCTAAATTGTAAGGTACAAATGTTACTTCTCTAGCATTAAAGGAGTCGCCTGTTTTTCTGTTACGCTTAACGCCATCCTTATCTACCTGAGTAAAGCCATGGTACTGACCTCTAGCAACATTATCGGTAGAAATGCCACCATCAATGATAAGCGGAGCAAGAAGCCTAATGTTATCAGACACGCTTTTAGGAACATGCTTCTGGATAATAGCAAATAAGGCTTCGTTTGGAACACCCCTAAGGATAAGTTTCTTGCCAGTCTTCATTGCCTCAAGCAAGTCTGCCTGAAGTTTGCCAGTAGGTGTAGTTCTCGGTCTGCCTCTAGCACCAAAACTACCCTTTGTGCGTGGTGCATAAACCCCACTGGTATAAACCTGCTCGGCCTGAGCCGTAAGCATTTCGTCAATCCCAACGCCTACATCTGCAAAATCTTTATTCTGGAACAAGAAAGCACCTCTACGCTGAGCCAGCGTGTCGGCTGTAGATGTATTAGGGTCACGACTAGCGGCATCAAGTGCCACAAAGTTAGACTCAACAGTACCTACTCTGGCATCTCCGTCTGTTACAACTTGAACATCTACGCCATTAAATAGGTCTGGGTTGGTCTGGAATGTATGTGCCATTTCCATTCCCATTTCCTGAGCCTTAGCAAATTGTTCAGCGTTATACTTTTCATCTGACTTAAGTTTGTAGTTACCCTTTTCGTCCATCTCAATCCTGTCTTCAAAGCCGTATGTTTCAGCCTGTCTCTTGAGTTGTGCGGATGTAAGGGAGTTGAGGTCTGTTCTTCTCAAGCCAGCATCCTTCATTTCATTGTCTCTATAGCAACGAACAAGGTCATTAAAGGAACTCTCAAGGATAGGGTCCATTCTGAACTTGCGTCCATCCTTTGCTTCCTTGAACCAGTTAATAAAGAAGTCTCTGCTTCTAATGTCAGCACCAAGATTGGTTGCTTCACGAAGCGAGCGGTTAAAGAAAGAGTCCTTGACGCTTTCAACAAGGTTTCTAGCAAAGCCTAGGTCTCCACCTCTGTATACATAGTCAAATGGCTTACCGCTTTCCCAACCAATGAACATGGATTCACCAAGTTCTTCAATAAAATCTCTAAATGCTCTCTGAACTTCTGGGGACTTAACCTCACCAGTCTGTTCAAACTCACTAATAGCCTTTCTCCATGCTCCGTTGTACCCAGTTTCTCCATCTCTGGAAGCACCACCAATGGCTCTATACACATCGTGCATGAACTGGACTGTTTGTTTTCGGTCAGAGAATGCTCTTCCAGCCTTACCGCCAGAGCCGATGAGCCAATCACGGACGGAGTTTGTAATCTCTTGCCCATGGTTAATCTTTCTGTAGGCATTGTTCATTGCATGCCACAACTCTCCAAGAGGAGCAGTCTTAGCCTGAACCATTTTTCTGCCAGAAATAACTTCAACTGCTGGCATTGGACCGATGTCGCCAGCGGACTTCTTAGAAACCATCTTAGTTTCTGGTGGCATAGGGCCAATCACGCTGTCATCAGGATACGCAACAGTTCTTTCCTTCTTAGACCGCAGGGGCATGCCGTACTCGTCAAGACCTTCTGGTTCAAGCAACCAAGGTTTCTTGCGTAGTTCTTCCCTTCTGACTCTTGGTCCTTCAGTTGTTTCTTGAACACGAATGTCTTGAGACTTGTCCATATTGGCTCTTCTACCTTCACGGAAAGCCGTATCGTAAACAGGGTTACCGTACTTATCACGCACACCAACCATCATGTCAGTGTTAATTATAATATGGTTTCTGCCTGTCTCGCCATCAGTAAATATCTTAATAGGGCTACTCTTGCCATCTTTACCTAGGAATAGTCCGTTCCAAGCGGCTTGATTTGGATTAACAACGCCACCTTCTTGTTCAGGCATTGGTCCAATAAGGGCTTTATCTTTTTCCGTAAGTCTTAGTGACTCTACCCGCTCACGCCTTCCAAGTAAAATAGGGTCTCCGTTGCCATCTCTAACTACATTTCCAATCCCATCCATTTCCACAACTCCCCTCATTGCACTATGTAACACCTCTCCTGTAGGAGAAAGTTTTCTTTCAGGACCATTCTCACCAATGACAGACTCCCACATCTTAGGGTCGTTAGCCAAAGCACCAAGGAAATCCTTGTAACCCATGTATGCAACAGCCGTGTTCTTACTCTTCTCGAGAGCCATCACATGAGACATAGCACGAATTGCTTCTTCATCACCATGGTCGTCCCTAATTCTTTCAATAAATTCACGGACTCGGTCATGCTTCAAGATATGTCCTTTCTCTTTTAAATCATTAAAGTGATTGTCAAATTCTTTATATAGAGCCTCTTTAGCAAACTGACCGCTAAAAGTTCCATAGGCATAGCCTACATTGTGACCAATAGCCCCAAGAGCGGCTCCAGTTCCGATACCGCCAGCCGCACCTTCTTCGCCACTAGCCGCATATCCGATAAGACCACCAAACACGCCACCATGAACTGCGGTCTTTGCAAGGTCTTGCATGTACATTGTGATTGGAAGTGATGCCTTAATAGCCTTACCCATAACCGTAGAACTGTGTTCTAATCCCTTCCTGCCAACATCAAGAATAGTTTCTCCAATCATACCTACACCCTTAAGACCAGCGTATACTGATGTAATAGGTAAAGCATATGGAATGTGAAAGAGTGAGTACATACCTAACGCACCCATCCCAGCATGAACGACAGATGTCGGTCCCTTTGTACCACCATGACCAGCACCAACTCTGGATACACGGACTGTACCTCCATGGGAAATAGAAGACCTTGCACCAGTTACGGCTTCGGCATTCCTCGTGATGCTATCAAACATGGCATCAATAGGCTTTGTTGCGGCTTCAGAGAACTTAACCATATTCTCACCAAGGGAGTTAAGCCAACTTGCCTTAAAAGCGTTCCTAGATGCAGTAGCAGACATAGCATGACCAAGGGTATTGCCAGCCTCACCAGACTTAATAGCCGCCGCCGCCGCCTTGCCAAATATTTTCTCGCCAATGTTGGCAGGTGCAAACATCAACAGTGTTGTAGGGTCTAGGAAATAAGAAGCCGCAGTTGCAAGTTCCTTGTTAACGCCAATAAATTCATCGACTTGATTACCAAATGCTCTACCAAAAAGTTTTTCATATGTCTCCTTTGATGGCATTAAAGCATTACTCTTACCAGAAATAATGTCTTCAGAATCCGCATTCCACTTAGCAAGGTCCAAGAAGTCTTCATACTTCTTATTCATATCGTTTGTAGGGTTTACAAACATTCTATAAAGAGGAGACCCAGGATGGTTAGCCGCCATAACAGCAAGACCGCCTAAATCTCTTGTTCCTCTAGCCGCACCCTCAAGCAAAGAAGAACCATAAGCAACACCAAAGCCAACTACAGGAGATGAAACAGCAGAAAGGCCAACAGCCAAGCCTAGTTTCTTCCAGTCAGTACCAGCAGAATACACACCTTTGCCAATGTCCTTAACAGCCGACATTGCACCTTCAGCAACAGCACCCATGAAGTTAAAATGCTGTTTTTCACGCCAAGGGTCGTATGCTTCAAACTCTTCCTTTGAAATTGTAGAAGCATCAACTCTCTTACCAGCGGCTTGAAGAGCCGCCATCTTCATGGCTACTTCTTCACCGCTTAACGGAGCCTTAACAGCATCCATTAGTTGCTCGTCACTAAGACTGGTTATCTGTTGTGCCTTAAGTGATGTTGGACCCTTAACATCTGCAATATTAGCATACTGAGACCAAGCATGATTGCCTTGCCCACTGGCAATATCTTCATAGTTAATGCCGTCTCCTGAAGGCTGGGGCGATTCCCCCATAGGCATACTAGCGGGCTTTGCCGCTGGAGTTGCTTGTGTCTTTAGGAATTGCTTACCTGATTGGAAAAGCGGGTCATTATTCGTTGGCATCAAAGTTCAGGGATTGTTTTGCGTATTCAAGGGCTTGAGCAGGGTCTCCAAATTTAGCCATGCCAGTAGCATACTGAATTCGGAACTGACCTACTTGGGAAGACATACTTCCCTGACCCCCATTTCTTTCAAAAGCAAAACCATAAATACTTCCGCTGTCAACCATAGATTGTTCTAGTCTTGTTCTGTAAGCCTTAAGAGAGGCTATAGTCTGAGATGTGAAAATAGCATTGTGTCCCTTAGAAGGGTCACGGATAATCTTGTCAATGTTGGCTTGGTCCTGATTAGACCATGCACCAGAACCACCAACTTCTGTTCTATTAGCGGCCTGAACCGTATTAGCCAAAGCCTGAGCAATACCAGAAACCTCAGTTGGAAGTAACTTCTCAAACATACTTTTATTGTCAGCAATGTCAATAAGTGAGTCCAAGGCACTCAAGGCTCTAGTAGTCTTGAAGACCCCATCCTTAACTTTATTGGCTTGGTCAATATCTCCAACACGAACTTCTCCCCTAAAAGTATAACCATTGACAGTGAGGTTATTGAGGTTTCTGGCCTTGGAGAACTCCCCAGCCTTCCACAAACGCTCTTGGTCGGTGTAACTCATTTGGCTAGACTGACCAGTCTTGTCCTCAAGGAAATGGCCTTTGCCGTCTCTACCTTCAGCATAGACATAGCCACCACCAGCCGACACCACCATGGGACGCTGAATGCCCTTAGAGGCATAGAAAGCCTCCTTGGTAAATGTAGCAGGGACTCCACCAGTCTTTTCAAAGTAGTTATTCATTATGTTGAACTCATCATTAGTCTGCTCGTCAAGAGTACGCTTATACTTTTCCTGAACCTTTTCAATAACAGGCTTCCAACTATCAGCAGATGCTGGGACTTCACCACCAGTATACGGAACGATAGCCTTACTTGCTTTTGTTGCGGCAGACAATGCAGCATTTTCGGACGCATCTATTTCAACTTGTTTTTGTTTTCTTTGTTTCCCAAGTGATATAAGGCTTTCTTCAAGTGTATCTTTTTCTGACTGCCATTTTGCAACATTTTCTTGTATATTTTTCTGTGAAAGAGTAAGAGAAGGTTTTGCATTTTTCCAGTGTTCAAGAGAAGATGTAACATTTGATACTCTTCTTCCTTGAATCTTAGGGTCCAAGTCTCTATTAACTTCTGCAATTTCTTTATCAATTGAGTCAACTTCTTCTTGTATTTTTTGTGTTTTAGGATTTTTCCATAAAAGAGTAGTTTTAGGAAGGTATGGATTTGAAAATCCTTTACCTATAACCTTGTCACCAACTTTTTGCGTAGATACCTCAACAGCACCAATAGGAGTACTGGCAACTTTATCAAGAATTCTTTGTTTTTCAGTATTGCTAGTTGTTCCTACAGTAGAAGCCTTAAGTTTATCAAGTTCCTTGTTTGCAATTCCACGAAGCAAAGTATCTGGAATTGTAGGATTGGTATTTTGACCAACTTTTCTTTCAGTAAGTTTAGCAACATCCCTAGAAGTCTGGTACGGAACATAGTCTGGATTTTTAACTTCTTCCGTCATCAACATTCCATTTTCGTCAAGTTGGTCAAGGATATTTATATTAGATTCCCTGCCCTTGCTTGTCTTGCCATGAAGCATTCTACCAATATCGTCTAAAGCGTTCTGTTCTGCTTCTTTATTTTCATTTAATCTAGCGTCATTAAGCCTCTGTAATATTGGTGCAATTTCTTCTTTTGTAAACTTTACGGTTTCACCCTTAATAAGAATTTCCTTAGTAACCTTATCGACACTTCTTTCGCCTTCTGTAGCAATCTTTGAAGCGGCATCTCTAACTTCAGGGTTGTTATATGCATCTCTAATACGCTGGTTTTCCTTTTCCTGCTTAAGAGCGGCTTGCATCTGCATCTCTGTGATGTCATTAGTAAGCGTAGCCTGTCTTAGTTTCTGAGCGTTAAATGCTTGGTTCTGTCTCTGCGACTCCACCTGCGTTCCTGTCTCGTAAGCCTTAAGACCAGACACTAACTGCGTCCTAGAAAGGTTAGCAATGCCACCCTCCTTGTTTACATTCTTAAATAGGTCGTGGACATACTTAGGAGCCGTATCGTCTGGCTTACCCTTTTCGTCTACGCCATACTCAGACAAGATAGCACCAGTCTGCTGTTGCAGGGTAGACATCTCTTCTCTGGCTTGACTGAACTTATTAACTGCATCAAGCATTGATTGATGCGTGTTCTGTTGCTGTTTGAGAACAGCATCCATGTTGCCACCGACATTAAAGTCTTGGCCCATGCCGCCTTGGTATTGTCCAAATATTGCCATAAAAGTTATGCCATGTTCCCCATGTTACTATAGTTGCTGCCGTAGTTCATACTAGCACCACCAGCACCTAGGGAGCCTACCGAAGTTGTGCTACCAGCCGCACCTCCATAATTAGAGGCTACATTAGAACCCATGCTTGGAACGGACATTCCACCACCGCCACCAAAGTTGAAGCCACCTTGAGCCGCCATAGCACCAAACGAACCCATAGTTTGCATCAATTGTGCTTGCTGTTGTAGATTGGCCCTAGCAATGCCCATCTGCTGATTGTATTGCATTCCTTGAGCCTGTGTACCCATCTGGGATTCAGGCGTGAAGATTTGAGGTGCGTACTGACCAAGCATTTGATTAGCCTGACCCATAAATGCACCACCAGCATTGTACATACCCATAGCACCAGTACCCATTTGTAGAGCCGCAGACTGAAGAGCAGAATCCTGACTAAGCATACCGCCAGCAAACTGTCTACGCTGGTTCAGTCTATTTTGACCCATGCCATAGTTAGAAAGAACACCAGCGGCTACACCTTGTCTGCCACCAAGTCCACGCATAGCCATGCCAGCGTTAGCACTTTGGTAAGCCTGTCGCTGTTCATCGGCATTAAGAGATGTACCAAAGGACAAGTCGTTTTGTGCCTGATACATTAAAGACTGATGCATAGCCCTAGACTGGTCGCTCTGAAGCATATTTCTAGCCTGTCCTGTTAAACCACCAAGCGTATTCATGTAACCAGTGCCAGCCCTAGCCTGAACGCCCTGTAGGGCTTCATTAGACTGGTTGAGCATATTGATATAGCCTTGGTTTCCATCGCCACCATAAAGTTGAGACTGAAGTGTACGCTCTTGTAGCCCTTGATACAGTGGTCTGTTAGCGGATTCAAGTGCAAGTAACTTGCTTTGAATACCAGACTGTGCGTCAAGGTTGTTATTCATTAATTGACCATAAGTCGGAGGTCTTGGAACTTTGGTCTTCTTAGAGCCAAACAAGCCTCCTATTAAAGCACCAACACCCATGCCGACAGGACCAAAGGCCGCACCAGCCATAGCACCAGACATTGCACCAGATGCGGCTCCAGTAGTACCGCCACCTACAGAATCATATTGTGTATCGTCAGCCATTAGAGTATAGAGGAATCAGTGGTGAATGTTGCAGTTTTAGTTTTCTGAAGAGTAATGTTGTAATAACTAGTGGTATTGGGGTCTAATAAGTTTGCTACAACAGTACTAGAATTTGTTGCATAAGCAATAAACTTAATTTTCTTTGATAAACTTGCAAGACTTGATTGAGTAAGAATAAGTATTGCATGTATTCTATTTATGCCAGATTGAGTTGGGTAAGTTGTCTGCCATTCTCCAAGTTGAACATCAGAGTAAGTTGCTTTTTCTGCAAATGCTCTAACATAATACCAGTAATCTGGCATTGTATTTCCACCAGCAGGAGTTTGCCAAGATGCATGAAATGTAAGAACCCAAGTTTCATCGGCTGGTATGTCAAAGTCTCCAGTCTTGTGTAAAATTCCAGTACCAAATACATTACATACACCAGTCTTAGCGGCAACAATCTCTGTAACAACTTGCTTACCAGCGTTTCTAAGCCCACCTGCTACATCTAGTGAATGTTGAACTGCAAGGCTTCCAGCAATTGTCACATCAATTCCAGTTGCAGGAGTAAGTAAATTTACAGCACTTGTTGGGTCTGTAAATAACACTTCCCTGCCGTGGAATCTAAAGGTGTTACCAACATGACCAACAGGAAGTGGATGTGTAATATTGTCATAACCAAACATTACAAAGCCATCATCAGTAGAGTTGTATAGAGCGGCATTACCAATGTTAAAGTAATTAGTAACAGCATAAGCACCATTTATAGTGATACTGTCAAAGTCACCAGAATCAACAGACAATGTATTTACGCTTATTGTACTAGAAGAGATTGAGTTAAGGAACTGCAACTTGGTCTGACTCCAGATAGCCGCAGAGCCACCAGAGCCTGTGCCTATGATAATTTTGTCAGTATTATTTGATGCCGCATTTGGAGTCTGTTCAACTACCGCACCACCAGCAAGTTGTGCAAGAGCCACATGCTGATTTAAGTTAGATGCCGTAACATAAGAGTTAGCACCACTAGTTGTATATGAAAATCCTTGATTTATTTGAGCCATTTTATTCTTTGTTTATAATATTTCTTCCAGCAGTTTGACCTTCAATTGTAACGCTTCTTATAATTGGTCTTCCACTTAAAGAAGAAAAATCAAGTTCGCACCCGACTGCAATCTTTCTTATTGGAAATCTTCTTGTGTTATCCTCTTCAACCTCAGATGAAACAGTATCAACTGTCAATCTTGTGTCAGGGTTGTATGTAACAACATCGGTTTGGATAGCACCGAGAGCCTCAAACTTGACATCAGTGTTAACTGAAACATACTTTTTGTCAAGAAGTGTACCAAAGGTGTATCTTCTGGTCTTAGCGTATCCCCTGATAACAGCATAGTTATATATCGATGGTTCAAGTTGAAACTCAAGTGGTATGCCTTCTGGTATTGTTGGAGGGCCAGCGATATATGGGAAATTCTCAAATGTAGGAGATGTCGTAAGCGAACCAAACTCGTCTCTTTCAGACTGTTCTGCTAGGTATATGCCATTCACTGAAGAGCAATATATCATAGTGTTATTGACATTTGTAAGTTGAGTTCTGGTAATCAACACATTGTCAATTCTGATTGCGGAAGGGAAGTTATCAACCGACTCCCACATCTGGTTGCTTAGGTTATACACCAACACATAATTATTATTAACACTAGTTCCGTGTGGTACGGCAAGGTAGTACCTACCATTCCAAACAATCCCAACCGCATTCTTGACATAATCGTAGTTTAGACCATCAATATACTTCTGGATTGGAAGTGACATAGGTGAGGTATTAGCCAGCAATGCAACATCAAGTTGTGGCTCTAGTTTGTATACACCACGCTGTGATAGGAAGAAAACAACGCCTGATACATTTGCTATGCTATTTTTAGCCACACAGCCAATATCATAGGTCAAAGCACGAACATAAGAACTTGCTAGGACTATATCTGGACTGGAAACATCATCAGAGAACTTAGCCTCATAAATGCTATTTGTTTTAAAAACAAGCATTACATCTCTAGTCCAAGGGTGAAAGCCAGTTATTTCTTGCTCGTCACCTAGGTTGATTGTCATTGCCTGAATGGTGAGGTCAAACTGCCAGTTGCCAGTTACATCGGTAAGGTAGTCGGATACCGCTATTTCGTCCTTACTGTACTTTAGGTAAATTCTATTTTTATGGTATATTGCAGTAGAGGTAGGCGGGAAGTCGCAAGCGGTTGGACTAGTTCCTCCAAATACAGTTCCGTCAATTATACCCTGTCTTACAATTTGAACGCTACTTCCGTCAAATACCATGACAGGCTTCGCAACCTGTATGACATACGCACTAGCCGCTCCGTTGTGACCAGTAGTAATAGTATATGTAAACGATGTGGTAGAAGGGGTAGTCGCTACAACAAAACTGTTACTAGGCGTAGGACCATTCCATTGAGCATGGGCAGTTTCAATTACAAACTCATTTCCAACATTTAATCCGTGAGGGGTACTGGTGGTAATTGTTATCGTAGTGTACGGAGACGCATTTGGAACTGCTCTTTGACCTACAGTTCCATCCCCAGTAATATACCTAGTGGCTTCACCTCTAAGTATGTATAACTTATTAACTGCCTGTAGTAACTGAACAGAACCAGAGGTAATTACCCTACCTGCTGGCATGGCAATGTTAGTTGCAAAGTTCCCAGCAACAAGGTCAAATAAGTAGAATCTATTAACTCCAGCCTTAAAACCTATTAAGGCTACATACTGATATCCAGTAGAAGGCTCAACATAGATTCCACTACCAACAACCGTACCAATAGTGCTTACAAAGCCATCATCAAGAGTTCTTTGTAGACCTTTTCTTACCTGCAACGCTTGAAGGTCCAGCCGAATGTTTTTACCATCCTGAAGGACTCCTTGTTTAAGCGTTGCTGGGTTCCCTCTTGTGTCTATACCTATAAACCCAGCATCACCTTCAAATTGACGCTGTGTGTTAGCCATTAATCTTTAAGGTTTTTAAATACCTCAAATGTTTTCTCAACCTTGGATGACTTGGCATTCTTAATGCCAGCGTAGAAGCCTCCAAGAAAGGCTAGGGCAATAACTGTAAGGGATAGAAGGAGTGTAAACATAGAATATAAATTAACCAATCCACCAAGTGTTAGCCGCTGTTTTGATAAGTGTTTTAACAACAGCACCACCCCCGAAAGAAGTACCCGACCCGCCATTAAGCGTAACGCCAGAATCACAACTTATATAAGCAGCAGTACTGGCAATAAATAAAATAGTGAAAGCACTTCCAATAGGAGGATTATTCACAGAATCATCATTGAGAGTTAATGTCTGTGAGTTATCTAATACATAGATGTAATAATTATCAGTCTCATCAAGTGGTTGACTTCCAAAGGATAAAGGACGGAGTAATGGCTGGGTTTGAGGAGCAGATGTAATATATCCCTGTCCTGTTACAAAGGACTGCGTAGCCATAGGATTAGCGGCTGACGGAGTAGAGGCATTTGTTATAGCATCTAATTGCTGAGAACTAATTTCATTACCAACTTCAACTACATTGGTTGGGATTTGAACACCAACTGATACGCTAATACTCATTATACAACAGAATAAGCAACATGAGCAATGGAGCCAGCGGTGTCAGAAAATGCTCTGACATGTCCATTGTAATTATCTAAAGAGATATTAGAAAGAGGAGGGACAATAATCCCAACAGAACCGAATTCAGCAAACCTAACTTCAATTATAGCCGTAGAAGACTTGTTCTGAATAAGAACAATAATACGCCTAGATGCAGTTGCGTTAGCATCAAGAATGACTGCGGATGATGTACCTAGGGTAACATCAGCGTGGATGAAACCTTTTAGAAGTGGAGATGATAGTGTAAGGGCACTCATTTTAGTATGTTCTTATAAAGTTGTATGTTTGGATTTGACCTTGCTGTCTTACGACCTTATCAACTTCAAGGTCGATAAAGTGCATTGCTTCTGCCTCTGCTGTCTGAGCGGAGTCAAATTGACCTTCAGACCTAAGATAGTCAGCAAATATAGCCCTAGGCAGGTATTGACCAAACACATATGGAATTTTAACCTTAGACCAGATTGTAGGGTTTTGGTCAGGGATAGTATTGTTATTTGGTCCAATTAGACAATTAAAAAAATTAGCGGAATACGGCTTGCCAACAACAGGAATAAGAGTCCCAGTATTTGAACCACTGTCAACATAAACTTGAGAGCCAGCATAATATGTTGTCGTGTTATTCCACAGTGAACCAGAAAGTTCTGGTGGTACAATCCTGTATTCAACAAAGACTGAACCGCCATACAGTTCACCTAAGATGATGCGGTCATCAGCGTCCGTGGATGTAATCTTGTAGGCAATTGACCTAGCCCTGCTAGTAGCATTTGGGTTTTGATACCAGACATTAAATATCTCACCAAAGTGAGTTGGTTTAACAAAGTAGTATATACTGTTAGCCGTATCGTGTGTTACAGTGACTTCTTCAAGTCGCATCAAGTCAGGAAACTTATCATGCTCCCATACCATCTTAAGTCTGTTAGACGCAAAATCACGCAACTGCGAGAATGTAGCATAAGAAAGGGTATCCCTATCCAGACCACATAATTGGACTGCATCAATAATAATTCTGCTAAAATCTACTGTTCTCATTTTGCAATATAACCACCACTATCAAAAATTGTACCGTTAACAACGGTTTTCTTGGTATAGTTTCTCACCGCAACTTCAGGGTTGTCCCGAAGGAATTCACGGAGAAACTGCTTATCTTCCCAGCACTGAGGGCCGAGGATATGCGACCAGTAATAAAAAGAGTCGGGAGGGATTTTCGCAACCAGCCTCCCAACTCCGTCAATATTTGTTGCTTCGTTGGAGTGACCGAACTGAGCAATATGCTTCGCTTCTGTTTCTGCCCGCACCCTATTCATAGCAAACCCTTGAAGGAATTCCTTCTTAACTTCCTCTAACAAATGTTCGGGGAAGGCTTCTTGGAGGGATGCTATGATAGGGTCAGACATATCAGTTACGAGACATAGTCGAACTTACCGAAGGCCAGCGGATTCTTCACGCAGACGGACGCAATAGCGTTAATCAAGCGGGCAGGACCACCACCGTTATCAGTCAGTTCCTTCACGCCAGCAACCGAACCACCGTAGCGGATTTCGACATGCTCCATCGGGAGGACATAACCGCAGAAGTTATTCTTCAGAAAGAGCGAAGGGTGCAGACGAATCTGACCGAAGTCGCCCTCGAAGACATCAATCGAGGAGATGTACGAAGACTCAGCCGCATTACGGTTGAATGTTCTGATGGCCTGTTGCGAAGCGGCAGTATCAGTGCGATTCGTGTAGACGAGGTTAGTGAAGGCTCTCTTGAGGTTAGGACCAACAAGGCCGTCATACGAGCGGAACTGACCAGTTTCACTGTAGATAGCGGTCAGGATATCCTGAACGACAATTTCAGTGAGAGTCGAGGAAGCCGTTGTAGATTCAACCGTAGCGGTAGCATTACCAGCAACAGCGGCTGCTTTCGTGCGGAAGGCTGTAGGAACAGCCAAGTAGTTGTCGTTAGTGAAAACACCACCAGTAGGGAGAACTGGGCGAGTCCAAGAATCGAGACCTCTGGAGGCGTAGCCCTGCGAGGAGCCATCGTCTGCCTTAGGAAGATTGTTGGAGCAGAAGGTCTTTTCCATGTCACGCTTAAGCATTGTGATGCCCTTAGCGACATTGTTAGCGAGTTCGTCCTTAACGCCAGCAATGACAGCGATGTCAAGCGTCAGCGGGGAGACACGAACAGCCTTACGGAATTCCTGAATGTGGTTAGACAATTCGTAGCGGTACTGTGTAGCACCATCCTTAACGAAGTTCTGAATTGTGCCGCCATTAGGGTCAACATCCGTACCATCAACAACGCCAGTCTGAGACGAGGCGGCTGCTGGGAGGGAGTCAACTTGCCAGCGAAACACGGTATTTCCAGGTTTCGAGCCCTTGGGGGCCATGGAGGTGAAGGGTGTGTCCTTAGCATCAACGAGGGCGATGAGGTCAGCGAGGTCTTCCCGCTTGCCCATAGCCGCAGAGTTAAATGTGGGTTCTGTGAGTTTTGCCATAGTAGTATATGTAGTTTTGAGTTATATGAACTTAGACTTTATGATTGCCGCAAGGTCAGTGGAGGAATTAGACTTAGCGTATCTTCTCGTTGCATCTGGGTCGGTACTGTCCTTGTATCGACTTGGTGATGCATAATTAGATGCGGGCTGATGAGGGGCTCTCTGGACATTTCTGCCCTTACTAGCATTCTCTCTGGCTTGCATACCACGGATATAGTCTCCAATGACTACATTGTAGTCGGGGAAACGAGTGATTTGGGGAAATGCCTTAATGAACGATTCTGCAATTTGTCGTTCTTTTGACGATTTATCCTTTAACCACGGATACTCCTTGTATGCAACGGTGTCAACTCTTGCCTTAGTCTGAATATAATTCAGTCTCTTTGGCAGGTGGTCTTCCATAGCGTCCATAGCATTTAGTTTAATACGCTTTACATCTTCGTAAGAGTATTCCGTTTCAGTACCATCAGTGTTTTGTACGACAACACCGTTTGAGTTTTCCTCACACCATCTTCTAACCGACCTAGCCTGAGCGATTTCTTGCTCGATTTCTGCTATCGTGTTAATATGTGCGTAGGGAATTTCCTCATCCGACTTGACAACAACTTCTGTGGACTTTGACGACTCGACCTTGGCTTTTAAACCATCTACCTCTGTTTGAAGTTTTTCGGCTTGTTCTTCCGCTTGCTTTCGCAGTGCGGTTAACTTGTCGATACGCTTCTGAACGCCCTTGGTCTGGAACTCGCTATTTTCACTATCCGTAGCCTCTTCTTCCTGTGAATGAACTTCTTTGCCTTCATTTGCAGAGTCCGAGTAATCCTCACTAGCACTCGTATCTCCAAACTGGTCTTCTGAGCCATTATTGTCAGCAGGTTCAGCCGCTGTATCGGAATCGTCTAGATTTCCGAAATCCCTGCGTAGGATACTCGCAAGGTCTTGTTCATTAAACTGGCTAGACCCAGTTCTGTCTACAACACTTTCGCCTGATGGCTGGGAGGTATTGCTTTCTCCGTTTTGGTTTGTATTCATGCTAGTAAGAGCAAGGCTTTGTTTTGTTCAGCATTTAAAGTTTGCAGAAACTTGTGGCAGAGTTTTATAATGTGGTTAGGAAAGTCAACTAGATAATTTCTCTTTCACGCTTTCTTAGTGCTTCTTGCCTTTCAGACACCAAAACATTAAGAACATCGGTTAAGGCACTGGCTCGTCCACATGCATGTATTCTAGCCTCGCCATCGGTATTGACATGTAAGGCATCTGCCGTTTCAGTCTCAATGTTCTGTTTAAGGATAAAAATAACAGTATCCCAGACTTGATTCTTATCAAATCCTAGGGCTCCTTGGTCGTATTTGAATTCAGACATAATTATTGCTGTGCCTCCTGTTGCATTTCGTCAGAAACAGGCGTTACGCCAGTTCTACCAATCTGCTTGTTCTGCTGTTGCATTATTGACATCTGGAGGTTCTTCTGGTAGTTCTGCATCAAAGCCGCTGTCATTTGGTCTCCCTGAGCCATCTGCTGAACCTTAGGAGATTTACCAGCGATATCCTGCATGTATTGCATCTTAGTGCCAGCCGAAGGGTCGTTTTCGACATACTGAGGCTCAATACCCATAAGCATCTTGACAATGTCATTCTGGACATCGTTGTACATCTTCTGGGACGCACTTTGCTGGTCAAGGATGATTTCCTTGGCAACATCTGGCGAAATGGCTTCAACCAACTTGGCAACCAACTTGTTTCTGTCAACAACGCCACCAGAGTCGAGCGGAAGTACGAATTGACTAATAGACTGTAACTTCTTCATTACATACTCATTGTCTAGGTCACGGACATCAAACTTGACCTCAAAGTCAAACTGATTGGATAAATCTGTAGCACCGACATTGACAGCAACGCCTGTTATACGCTGAACCTCTTCGGGTGGCATATACTGGAGCGATAACTGCAAGAGTTGTGTGTAGACCTCTGCCCAACTGTTAAGCCAGCCGTCAACAGACATCTGCTGGAGCATCTGGGTCTTCTGTGGGGGTACGGCTTCATGTGTAAGCCCAAAGTAGTTAGCCACATTTTTCTCGACCTGTGCAATAATCAATTCAGCAAGGTTTGGAGAACCTCTAGGCGGGTCCATGAATTTGTAGTCATCAGGGCTTGTAACAGGAAGTTGCAAGGCTGGACCAATTCTGTTTATACCCTGAATTCTCTTTTTAATGAGAATAGGAGGCATCGTTTCAATAGCGGTTCTGTCCCTGACGGCATCATGCTGAGCCTTAAGTTCGGCTTGCTCGGTAACAAGCAGTTCAGGTACACCTCTAGACTCCATTATTGACTTTCTAATATGCTCTCGTCTGAGTTCCACAAAAGGATACTTATTGTGAGCGTAAGCAAGTTTGTCGTGCTTCAAATATAGGTCGCCCTTAGCGTTAGGGCAAAACACCGTATAATACATGCAAAGATTACCAGACTCGTCTATCTGGCGGGTGTAGGCGTAGATGACTTCAATCAGGTTGCGGTTTCTGTACTGCTGGTTGCCCATCAGAGTCGCTACAGGGATGATGTTGGGGTCAGTATACCAACTGATGTTCCCAGAGGTGTTAATAGCCTCCTCAAGAGCATCCTGACTCCATTTCTCGGACTTAACAAAGGAGCGTAGTTCAACCTCGGTCATGTAGACACGCCTAAACACTGCTCTAGCCTTTTGGAGTTCAATCGTCTCAGGCGGGAAGCAAATCTCGTCATAAGGCTTCAATGCTGTAAGGCGTGGAAGATTCTTGATGATAGATTCGACAAAAACAGTGGCTTCGCCAGTTTCACGCAAATCCTTGATTAACTTAGATACCTGCTCTTCAGGAACGCTAGGCATTACCGACTGGAACATAGAAACAACCATCTGGTCGTCTTCGCCACTTCGGATGGCTTCAGGGATTCTAGTAGCAGGATTATCAGGCTCTTCTTGCATTAACTGCATAGCCATCTCGTCAATTTCAGAAAGTCTAACCTTTTGAGGCTGTAAACCAACCTGTTGCTCCCATGTGATATGCATTGCGGACCAACCATAGTGGTGGGCATATTGAGCCCAAAGTTCGCCCTCTCGTCTGGCCTCCATGCGTAGACGGCAGGATACAATATGGGTAATTAGCGTGGTCATTGCCTCTGCATTGCCACCATCGTCAATAGTAAGGCCAGAAACCCTCAATTTAGAGTTTTTCCAAGAATTGACCCAAAGAGCGACCTGCTCGTTGATAACTCTGTCAATAAGTCTAATGCGGACATCGGATGCACCTTCAAACGGCATAGCACCATCCCCTTCTCGTCTGTTCTCGGAATGCTTCTTGCCATCGTTGGTCTGACCAGACCATTTGCAGTAACGCAAATCATCACTGTCGGTGAGTTCAACAGTGTTGCCACCATTGTAAAGTGAGCGTCTTAGTTCGCTTATCAATTCCTGAATGTCAGGAGCGTCACTAGCCATAGCCAGTTTATCACGCTTAGTATTGTAAGATTGTTTGTCCATTTTCGTTTGTTATTATAAAGTTTTTAAAAGTCAATAAGAATGCGACTGTCCTCTGGATTTAAATACGCTATCCCCCTCAAAAGACGGTTCCATAACTGCAAGATACCTAAGGCAATCAATCGGGTCTTTGCAAGCACCCTTATCGCCATCTTGGTTGGTCCACTCCCTCATCGCAAAGATAAGATTACGGCATTCATCTGAAACATACAGTTTCGGTTGGTTTATCGTGCTGATAGGCTCGTTGGCGTTATAAAACAGAAGGTCGTTTATTATTGCAACACCCTGTTCGATATGAACACCTGCGGCTGGCTGGAAATACATAGGTTTGACACCGTCATCAAGAAGTTCAATTAAACTAGTGCCTCCTTCGGCTGAAACAGCCTGAGTCCCACCAGCCCTAGGGTCAATGTAGCGTTCCGCTATCACTTCACCTGCCTCAAGGTCAAGAATCAGGTCTTTGTAGTCGTCCAGACCCCTACCCGCACCATTTTTCTGACCAGAACCCATTTTTCCATCTGGTTTCTCGCTCGGCAAGGCCCATTCGCCATTTGAAGTGTCAGGCCATTCACGATAAACATATAAATTGCCGTCCCTAGCCGCCCGAACCCACAACATGAACCAATTTCTTGCTCCAGCAGGGTCAATGACCATGAAATTTGTGCCATCTTTAGGGATTTTATCTTCAGTGAGGATATTTTGGTCAGTGAAGGACGGAAATTGCGACCCAGCCGTATTCTCAGCCCAGCCGTAGGCTCGAATTTTGATTTCATTGCTAGTTTTGCCCTCTAAAGTAGCCGCAAGTTGGTCGAAAGGATTGTATGGATTCAGTTGCGAGTGAAACCATACAACCCCGCAGTTGGAATTCATTGAATCAGCGATGTATGGCATATGCCCTTTAGGGCATCCACCAACATGAATCTTGTCATTATCGAGCAGGACTGCTGGGAGTGTCTTCTTAAATCGGCATCCAGCGACATAGTCCTTAACGACCTGCGAGTAGCCGAGTACTGGGGTAAAGGTGGTAATCAACTTACCTCGTCTGGTGATAGCACGATAGCGAAGAGTTTCAATCCAATCGAGCGGTACGAGTTCATCGCACCAGATAAGGTCTACTTCTCCACCTTCGATGACTTTCTTATCCTGTGCGTAATTCATAAAGAAGCACTGGGAGCGATTCGGTAGAATAAAAGTGTTGTCAGAAAACCCGTTTTTCTGTGAGTAGGAAATATTAGTAACCTTGGTCTTCCGAGCATTCTTTAGTTCTGGCGGCATGTACTTCCAAAGTACATTCTGTTGCATCTGAATAGAAGACGAGTTAGTAGTATGGAGACACCACACTCTTGCGTCTGGCTTGTTAACTAAAGTTTGGATTACTCGCTTTGCGGCCCACTCCGTCTTACCCGCACGATTACCACCAAGCACAAGAACTTCGTTCTTAGCCTTCAGAATTGTATCTACTTCTTTCCAATGTTGTGGCTCATATCCGTGGCGATATGGGTCCATCTTTTCTGCGAGTATTTTATCTTCACGCAGTTGAAGTAGTTCGGCAACAACATCGACCCCATTCTTTTCTGCAAGAATGCGAATCTCATCCAGTGTCGGTGCGACAAGTACTGGATGCGGTGTTAGGTTCTTAATATCTAGGCTCACTTAGAGTTTTGTGCAAAATGGGCCGACATAAAGTCCCCCTTGTCATTGTAGAATCCGTTTTCTAACTTTGCTCGCTCCCTTGAGGCGGCTTCTAATTTTTTGCCTCTTTCAATAATTACCTCTTCGTAGTTCTGTAGTTTTCGTTCTTCTGGAGTGAACTGAGCAGATATATCACGCTTCCACATTGGAGTTTCCATTAGCATTTCAATTCCAGCGTATTTACCTTTCATTTTCTTACCATACTCTTCGTCAATCATTTTAACTTTAGCCTCTTGCTCACGCATTTGTTCTCTATACAAATCTTGTCTCCATAGGTTTTCGTCAATGGTTGAGCCCTTAAGTTGGGTTGGATTTATCATAGCACCTATTGCCGCACCACCAATTATTGAGCCAGCCGCTTTACCAGCGATACCTGTAGCAAGACCTGTAGTCATAGTTCCTCCAATAGTTGCTTTTACAGCCTGAGAACCAAGTGCAAGGAAACTTGTAGTATTAAATGGATTTAATTCACCTTTCATAGCATTAGTGGTAAGATTAGTTGGAATATTACCCATCCAATCTCTAGCCTTATTTTCACCAAAATTTAACAGTTTTCTACCAAGGCGAGCGGCTTGCTCTGGGCTTACAACACCAGCAAAATCAATAAAAAATGGATTACCCATTCCAACATGATAATCTCTATTCTGCTTTTGTTCTGTCGTTCCAACTCTGCTAAATGTTTGAGTAGAACCTGCTGGAAGCGTAACTGGCGTTGGAAGCAAAGCCGCACCACCAATCCCGCCTGTTCTGTAAAGCGGGTCAGTAAAAATTGGTAAAGGCAGTTTTGGCTCAGCCATTGTATTTATTAATCAAATGTTTCTTAGTAATTTCAGTAACACAAGCACTATTGCCGACAATCTTAACCTTGACAATAGCCCTAGGCTTAATGTTGACATTAGTTCTACATGTGGCTTTTAGAGCCTTACCATTATGCTCAACCTCAACTAGACGAATATTAGTAAATCCGCTACGAAGCACCTTGCATTCAAAAATACCATCAGTTGATACAGGCTTCTCAATATTATTGATTTCATTATTGACTACAGAAACAGTCTTAACCTTAAGCCTTTCAGCCAGCCAGCCCTGACCCTCCTCAGTCCAAACATAACCCCACAAACGCTCTGGACGCTTAGACTGCTCCTTGACGGCATACCCCTCAGGGGCTTCTTTACGATGCTCGGCTATCTCAGCCTTACTTAAACACCATTCTTCTCGCAATAACGATTCCTTCTTCATGGAGACCACATCATTCATAAGCCTTTCTGAATAGCAATTAGAAAATACCCCTATTAGCAATCACACATTGACATATCAGTTTCCCTAATAGCATTACCATACACAAAGATTAGGCTTGTTACATCATCCAACAATCCCCCTAATAACCCCCTCGTCTTAAGAGTCCCTATTGACTTTAAAGGTGTATATCCCTTTTAAATTAAAAAGTGTATGTATCTGGACCCAACTCCCTAATGGAGAAAAAAAGAACCCCTCAACTCCCCCCCCCCCGAGTCCTCTCCTTTTTACAGGGAGTGCAGGGGGGGTGTCAAGGGGTTCCGCTGAAGGGTTAGGCGACCACAGTCACCGCACCTGCTCCCATCACGATGCCGACTGTGAAGCCATTCATCTTGGCGATTGTCTTGGCGAGGTGAAGTGCCTCTGCGTAGGTGTCGCAGGTGTGGATAGTGACTTCGGTTTCTAGGTTTTGGATGTGATACATAGTAGTGATTGGTACTCCTTCACTCTACGGAAGAGGGAGGGGGGGTGTCAAGGTCAGTGGGGTAAGGGGTGACTTGGAGGAAGGTGGCTTGGCTGTCTAGGTCTTCGATGAGGGCTTCTAGGGCTTCATTGCACTCCTCGACTCGGTGGGATAGCCAACCCTTGCGGTTGGAGTCGTTCAAATTATCCCTAATCTCTATCAATTCTTTCTGCAAATCAATGAGCAATTCTAGCGTTTCGTATGGTGCTTTCATAGTGGTGTTCAAATTGGTTATAAGGTTTAGGCGGGGGGGGTGTCAAGGGAGTCAAAGTTGAGCGTGCCATCGTTGCGTTGTGGGATTTCCTGATGGTCATTCCACATCCCGCAAACCTCATTGGCTAGTCGCTCAGTGCCTGTCTCGAAGAGAATGGCGTTGTTTTCGATGGATTG